ATAGTTGCACCCTAATAAACTGTTATTAATACACATACATATACTACCGTCTCCCTCCCCCACTACCTCGTCCTTATCGCGATCCGAGATCCTTGAAAGTGATCCTTGTTCCTAGTCCCGCAACCCCACCCCAGGTTCCTTGTTCCACAGCAGCAAACGAAATAATATATAGGAAAAAAATCCCCACGTAGACACAAAAAAACCCCCCGCTTAGGACGAGAGGTCTGAAAAAGATTAGGTAGATGGCACTACCACGGTCTTAGATCTTAGGGTAAAGGACAGTCCTTTGAGGACCACCAGTAGGTTCAGGCTCTATATAAATACCGTTACCTACAACTTCTAATTGGTCAAGGTCAATGTATTCTCCTTCAGGCATTTTCTTATCCTTACCCATTTTGGGTTTAATACAGTACTGTACGCAGCCGTTGATGTACTCGACTCTAGCTGTAGCGATTCCTTCAAAGCCCGTGACCTTGTCACGAATAAGGTTTCCTAATTTAATATTTGTCATAGTGATGATTTAAGTGATTAGTGATATTAATGATATTAATGTGAGGGAGTCGGTTTTGATTATTGAGTAAAGAACGATTCGAATCCGACGATAGCTTTTCGCAGAGGTACCCGGGGGTAATCTATTATCCGGCTGTCTACTCTGATGAATTGGACCTCTTTATCAAGGTCGGTTTAGGATCGGGAAAGCCCCCATACTCTGGCTTAACGTGGAGCCGTACACTTGGAGATACTGAACCCAGTCCTGTTATTACTCCAGAATCTTCGTTCTCTACTGAGAATAGGTTAGGGAGTGGGCTTGAGTAGAAGTGGTCTGGGTGTTCTCTTCTAAGGATCCGCATACTGATTAGTTGCTGGAGACCATGGATATGGGCTAGGAAAGCTTCCTGTTCGTTAGGGTGGGTTTTAGGGATGGTATTGAACTTAGCCCAAGCTTCCCCGATGTGATCCATTATTTCCTTTTCGGCTGGAATAAAAGGTGATTTTCTATGGGCAGTCTCTATTCCTACGTTTCCAGGGATGGGAGACTCAAGTCGGATTTCTTCATTGGGGATAACGGATCCAATATAGCCTGGGTTATCAAACCTTAATACTCCGGGTTCTTTTATGGGATTAGTCCTAAGCTCAATACCTATTTCAGCTAACAAGTGCTTAGGTTCCCCAGCTGGGAGATCCAAGATAAGTGCATCTATTCGTCTCATGAGTAGTTCTCGGTGTTTGGCTCTTAATTTGAATTCTGTTTTTGTATCTGTCATATTACTGTGGTTTAGTGAATAGGTTAGCCCCATCTAGTGTTTTACTGATTGTAGATAGGTGATCATGGATTCTAAAGAGGGTACTGTTAAGGACCTCTGCTTGGTCCCTGGCAGCGATCTGGAGACCTAGGTTCCGAATATGAACCAGGGCTTGGGGAGCCCACCCCTTGGGATATGGGATCTCTTCTGAAAACCCCTCGGGAAATAGGATATCCCTAGCTTCCAACATAGTTTCTTGGTTGTAAAATTCTTCGTGTGTCATATCTTAAGTATTAAAGTTATCTAACTAATCAGTAGTCTTACGCTTAAGTGCAATTATATCCACTAAGGGTATATTGGGATTCTCCTTGAGGGTTTCAAGCATCCTAATCATATCGGTCAAATCTTCTCGGTTAATGGATATACCGTTAATGAATAGGGCTTTCTGTACCAAGTCTAGGTCGGGTTCCTCTGGGAGTTCAGCACTAGAGTAGGAATATTCTGACCCCTGTATATTAAGGAGTTCCCGTTTAGTATCGACGTAACCAAGGGGGTTTGAGTCAGTCACCCCAGCCTCTCCCTCCTTAGGGTTTTTTACCTTGAATAAATATAGGATATCGGGATGTTTAAAGGGGAGCTTATGTGGAGATACCTTAGTAGTCTTCGATAGCATATCAACTTCCCTTCCTGGAGCAAGGGGTTTAATACCGGCCGAGCCAAACAACTCTTTGAATTGGGTCTTTTGTTCTTTAGACATCTTTCAGGGGGATTTCGATTGTTCCACTCTCTAGGGTAGATCTATAAGCCATAAGCTCCTTATCAAGGATCTGGCTTATAAAAGCATCTACTGACTTAATCCCCCTTTTAATACCCAGAGTTTTAAGGTCATTAAGCTTTGTTTCGGATATGTTAATTACAAGCATCATAGGAATAAAAATTTAGTTGTTTTTAGTAAAAGACAAGGAGTGATGAAAATACAGCTTAAGTATAATCTTGATGAAACTAACTAATAGGCCCCTATGCGCGCGCCCACGGTAATAGGTCCTAGTATAATGGTAAGGGATAAATATATAATATACCCTAAAGGTATATATATTTATACCCTTATCCATAGATATATGGGGTAAAAGATCAAAAGCTTAACATACTGTTAAATGATAGAGAGACAAGCTCTCTATCATATAGTGCATTTGAAAGCCTTGATAGAGATTAAGTAGAAAATACACTATCACGCGCTTTTTATAAAAATTCAAAATTATGAAAAAGGTTAGTAGGACAGAATTACGAAAAATGCTAGGACATGCTAGGTTACAGTTAGCTAAGGAAGAAAAGCAATACAACGCCTTTAGTATAATCCAAGTACATGACAACGGGGGTAGGACTTTACATGACAAGATTGAACAAGTCAAAGGGAGAATTGATACTCTCACGGAACTTTTGGGAGAATGAGAGTCTTAGGAATATCTGCAGGTAACGGAATTAACTTATTCCCATTTAAGGAACATGTTATTGGTAATGTTGAAGTACGTTCTGATTATACTACTAAGGGTTACCCTAGCCAATTCTACCTGAATTTCCCTAAAGCTTATTTTCGGGATTATCTAGCAGAAGAACCTGACATCGACATCATTATTGGGAACCCCAAATGCGGCTCCTCTTCCATGTTAGCTTTATCAAGAGGTAAAAAATTTACTTCCCACAAAGGCGAACCCTCCCTAGACCTCTTCATTAAGGGGATACAGAAATACCAACCCAAGGTATTCCTAATGGAGAACTTACCTAAGCTACTCGAGACTTATTCAGTAGACGATTTTGCTGTCCTATTTCCCCAATACATACTGAATTTCTGGCAGGGTCCCATGACTTATCTAGGAAACTCCCAAGTTAACCGAAAAAGACTGATTATAACAGGGGTAAAGAAGACTAGGTCCCGTAGAAGTAAGAAACTTGATTCCGCACTACTATATAAGTATCCCGTTAATACTCCAGGACTCACTGGGGATCTTTTATCCAATATTCCTCAAAATGGGCACTTTAGACCTCCCCTAGATGAGACAATTGCTTTATATGGGGGAACCCAGAAGACCTACACTGAAATACAGCAATTATGGAGAAAGTTAAAGCCTGCCACTAGGATAAAGACCCCAAACGAGACTTTCAATACAGCCCCGGGAGTTTACAAGGATGATGCTAACAAACCCCCTAATACAATACGAAAATCCAATCGTTGCTTTAACCCCGATGGGTTAACCTATACCCCTAGAGAAAGGGCGAGAATCCAAGGAGTCCCTGATACTTTTAAGATTCTTAGTCCGTCAGCAAACCCCGACCTATCCCCAAAAACACTTTTCAATAAAGGTTGCACTACAATGGGTTCTACACCGAGTTATGAAGTAGGGCAATGGTTTTTTGAAGTATTACAAACTGTATTCAGAAACTTATAACATGGCCAAAATTAGAAAAGTCATTAATAACGAAATAGGTGGTCAATACACATTCGTATGTCCAGGATGTAATTGTGAACATACCTTCGACGATAGATGGGAATTTAATAATGATTTTGAGAATCCAACAATATCGCCATCGTTCTTACAAACTGGTTTTATAGGATTCGACGGAGAAAAACCAATGTATGGTAGATGTCACAGTTTTATCGAAAACGGCATGATACGGTACTTAAATGATTGCACACATAAATTAGCAGGCAAAACAGTAGAACTCTTGGACATAGCTGACCTCTAAAAGTACAAGCATAAGTTTTCTACTTTATGAAAATACCCCCAGAAAAGAGTGACGAGAAGAGAATTTGATATTTTAACACGGGTATCCATTGATCCTTGGTATTTTAGTTCGTTTGCTAAGATAATCCATCCAATAGAAGGTAAGATCCCCTTTACATTATACCCTTTTCAAAGAGGGGTACTTTATAACTTCATGCACGAGCAATTTAACATCGTTGTTAAGTGCCGTCAGATGGGGTTAACTGAATTATTAGGATTTTACGTTTTGTGGTTAGCAATGTACCACAGTTATAAAAACATTGTAATGATATCCCTAAAAGATAGGGTTGCAAAGAAATTATTACGTAGAGTAAAACATATTTATGCTAATCTTCCACCTATACTCCAAACCCCCATTATTAATGGTAGAACTGGGGACATGGGAACAGGGTCAGAAATGCTCTTTTCAAATGGGTCTAGTATTACCTCTATCCCCACGACAGAGGATGCGGGTAGATCCGAGGCAGTATCTTTATTAGTAATGGACGAAGCTGCAATTATGCAGTACGCCGAAATAATATGGACAGCTGCATTTCCCACTTTATCTACTGGGGGTTCTGCTATTGTAAACTCTACTCCTTACGGGGTAGGAGGATTTTTCTACAATACTTGGCAAGATGGCCTATTAGGTATAAACGGCTTCAAAAACATGAAACTAACCTGGGATATGCACCCAGATAGAGATGAAGCTTGGTATTTAAAAATGCGTAATGCTCTAGGAGCTAAACGTACAGCACAGGAAATAGATGGGGACTTTCTGGCATCTGGGGATACAGTTTTTGATCTATACGATATTAAAGCTATCGAAGATGACCTTATTGATCACCCAGTTATTGAAAAGAGATTAAACGGTACCCTCCTTATTTTTAAAAGACCAGTTGAAGGGGAATTTTATTACGTCGGGGCAGACGTTGCAACGGGGAGAGCAAAAGACTACTCTGCCTTTTCTGTAATGAATAGGGCTGGGGAAGAATTTGCAGCTTTTAAAGGTAGGATTGCTACTAACCGTTTTAGAGATATTTTAATGGGAATTGGGTTAGAGTATAATACTGCTCTACTTGCTCCTGAGGCTAACGATATTGGGGAAGCAGTTGTTTCTGGGATACAAGAACGAGGCTACCCTAACCTTTATTATACAGAACAATTGGTTAGAGAAAAGAGAAACTCTAAGCCTATAAAGAAGAAAGTTCCAGGATGGTATACTACGGGTAAGAATAGGGGTACAATTCTAACTCTACTGGAAGAAGATGTAAGGGAAGACGTTATAGACATAGCAGACCCATTTTTCATAAACGAAGCTTACACTTTTATTTATGACTCTGCTAACCGACCTGTTGCAATGAATAAGGGAGATTACATTGGAGATGGTTCCGAAACCTACTCTGATGACAGTATAATAGCTAAAGCAATCACCAATTATATAAGACGAGGAAAACACAGATCAACTGAAACAACATCCCCAAGATAATATGGATTATTTTTTTAAACCGATACCTAAACCAAAGAAAGAGATAAAAGAGGTCGTAAAACTCCCAATAGGGAGAGTATCTACTCCGACCATCAATCAGTCTCTTATAGAAATCAAGGGAGCGGTTGATTTTATTAAACCAGGTTTCGAGTACGAATATATCCCAGTAATTCGTAAATTACTAAGGGTAAATAGCAGTCTTAGTTTAGCAGCAACCAATATAGTTGAATTAGCTAATACTGGTTACACTATAGAGTTTGATAGTGGGGTCCCAGAAGAGAAACAGGCAGAGATGCGGGAACGTATCGAATTACGATCTCGTAAGTGGGGCCACGGAGTAGCTGGGTTACATGGTTTAATAAATAAGCTGATTTACCAAGTATATATTGGCGGAGCAGTATCAAGTGAGTGGGTTTTAGAAAATGAATTAGGGGGAGTACAAAACTTAGCCCTAGTTAACCCAGAAACTGTTAGAGTTCATTATAACAGATCAAAACACATATACGAGTTTTACCAAGTTCCAACATCCTATGTTTCTGGGGTAATACCCGTAAACGCATTAGTCGACCTACAGAACCACGTAAAACTTAATCCAGTAACATATTCTTATTATGCACTTATGGGGGATGAAGATTCTCCAGTGGGTATACCCCCGTTCCTTTCAGCATTAGACGATATCCAAGCTCAACTTAAAATGCTTAAGAATATTGGGTATGTATCCGACCAATTGGGTTTAATGGGATTTATGGAAGTATTACTCCAAAAGCCGGGCCAGAGAGAGGGAGAAAACATTACTCAATACCAAGCCCGATTATCTGGGCTTTTAGGGGAAACCAAAGTATCCATTAAGGAAGGTTTAAAAGATGGGATACTTACTGGGTATGAAGGGGACCACGAATTCGAGTTTCACTCTACTACTAAAGATACATCGGGTGTAGCCGATATATTCGATATTAACCAACGTATGGTTGCAAATGGTCTCCAATCTTCCAATGCTTTCATGAACGGCAGTGGGGGAGGGGCAGAGACTATGGTTAATATCGTATTCACTAAGATGCTATCCCAACTACACAATATCCAAACTACCATTGCTAGGGTAATGGAAGAGGGTATCACTATGGATCTATTGCTAGGGGGTTATAGCTTTAAAAAGGTTACTTTTAAGTTTAAGCCTTCTACTATATCCGATGAGCTTAAAACTCAACAATCCAATGAGATCAAGGTTAGAAATAACCGTATTATGTATGCTGATGGTATTATCGGGATGACTCAATACGCTAATGCTATGGGATTCGATAAAGCCGATCAAAAGGAGCCTAGGGTTGAAATAGATCCTAATAAGACCTCTGATGATGCTGCTGCTAAGAAAAAGAAAGAAGAAGACAAAGATGCCGGGGATAGAAAATCTCGGGATAAGAAAAAAGCTCAACCAAAAAGAAAAGATACCGATACTCGTAAAAGATAAATTATGCCACCTAAGACAAAGAGATTACCAAAAATACTAGAACTAACCTTTAGAAGTGGTCACTCACTAATAGTAGGGCACAAGCCTTCAGCTATTTGTGCAGAGGGGTTATGCGAAAACCTTCTAACTGTTACTGATAAAGATAAAATGGCTTCCTTTGGCCTATTTGGGGGAAGTGCTGACCCAAATAAGTTTTATCCGGATTTAAGGCCTGAAGATTGGACCCCTAAAGATGCCGACTTTATAGAGCCAGTATTTCGGGGTATATCCGAAACATTCGTAGTACACTGGGGTGTACCCATCTCTTTTAAGAAACCCGGAGTATTAAAGGCCTCTTTAAAACTATTAAAGGGAATAACAGTTAATACTAATCATGATACTGAAACAGAGAATGCTGTTGGGGCTGTTTCCAATACTGTTTGGCAAGAAGCTTATAAAGCTAATGGGGTACAAGTCCCAGCAGGTATTAATATGGTTATGAAGATAGATGCCAAGAGTAACCCCCGTTTAGCTAGGGGAATACAAATGGACCCACCTTCTATCCATTCTAATTCCGTAACAGTACGCTTTTCTCACGAACAATCTCATACTGACATGGGTGCTGATGATTTTTGGAACCAAGTAGGTCAATATGATAAAAAGGGTAATCTTATACACGTAGTAGTAAATAAGGTCATTGCCTATAAAGAAACTTCACTAGTAAGCCACGGAGCAGACCCATTTGCCCAAAAGGTAGATGCGGACGGGATTATAAATGATCCTAGGTATGCTTCAACAGTTTACAGTTTTACAGAAGATAATACAAATCAATTTTTAATCACTAATACAATAGACATGGATTTTCTAGAATTTATTGCCAAGTTGGGTTTAACCGAAGAGGCTATCCCTAATGAAGAAGCTCTGGTTGCCCACTTTAAGGCAATGTCAGAGAACCAAATACCCGAGGATACTGACATCGGTGCTCTCCAGGCTGGAACAAGTGATATAACTGCTTTACGAGAAGTAAGCGAAGATATTACCCCCGAGTCATTAACTGCTCTTGTGGAGAACCAGATGCCGGAAGATGGAGCCCTTATTACCGAGGCTCAGACCGCTATCTTAACCTCTGTAAAAGAAGCTGGGGATGTACCTACCCTTATATCTAATGCTGCTGCTGGTATAGCTGCTATTGCTCTTGTTCGCTCTAATGCTGTAGCCCAGTATAAGTTAGCTCAAAAAGATGGTGCCAGTGACCAGATCATTGAAACTATCAATAAAGCTGATATGAAGACTGCCAAAGCTTTTGAAGCACAATATGCTGCTGAGTTTGAGACTCAGAACCCATTACATTGTGGAGATTGCCAAAGCGAGAATGTATCTAGGGGAGTTGCTAATAATGATAAGGAAGAAAAAGATACTTCTTTCGAAGCTGCAAGAGACTCTTTTGCTAAAGCCTCTCGTAAAGGGCCTGCTCACTTACATGGAGTTCCTGCCGAGTAAGTTACAAGATAGTTAGTTCTTATTATAACTAACACTGGGTTTTTAAAACCTAACAATGAAATTATTCTTTAACTAAAAAAATAAAAATATGCCTTATTCTATTGGCGCAAATACTAAGTCGACCTTTGAAGTAGGTCCTGAAGCGCACAAATTAAATTTAGAGTTTGAGGTGGATGGAACCATTCACGTCGGACAGCCTGTAGTACTTCACTCAGACGGAGATAAAGTATCTCCTGCTACTGCAGCCAGTCTTGAGACTGATATTATCGGGGTTTCTATCCACGAAGGCAAATCAGCCTACGGGGATTACGTAGTTGTTGCTATGAAAGGTTACGCTGTAATCTGGGCAAAAGCTATGGAAGTTATAGTTCCAGGTCCTATTGTATATAATGGTTTTGATACCAGTGATGCTTACGCAGGTTCCCAAGAAACTTTTGGGGGTTATAACGAAGTAGGAAACATTTTAGGTGCAGTAGCTCAAGTAGAGACTGTAACTTTAACTGGAGCTAGTGGAACTTGTAATGTTACTATGGGGGGTATGACTAGGTTAGCTACTTTCGATACTAGCTTAAACACCACACATGCCAACTTTGTTTCAGCATGGAAATCAGACTATGCAGCAATCGGTATAATTCTTTCGGGAACAACTACCCTTGTATTTACTGGAGCTTATACTGGTAAACCATTTGTTGCTGGTACTGTATCTGCTGCTGTATCTGGAGACTTAACCGGAACAGTTGCTCATACTACCGCACTTAATGTTAAACAGGTTGATACCGTAACCTTAACAGGTACAACTGGTACTGCCACTATAACCGGTGCAGGTAGCCTATCTAAGTTAGCTACTTATGATACTAACCTGGGTACAACTGGGGACAACTTTGTAACAGCTCACGCTGCTGCTTACCTTGTCGAAGGTATCGTTATAACTTCTCCGGGAGATAACGTAGTATTTACTGCTAATGTAGCAGGTACCCCATTTACTAACCCAATTATAACAAATACTACTCTTACCCTTGACGGTACAGTTGCTAACACAACTTTAAACTCTGTTGCAGGTTGGGCAGGTCGTATTTTTGGTTGGGCTCTTGATGCTGCTGCTGCAGTAGGAACCCTTATTAGGGTACTAATTAAGGATTAATTAATCCCTCTAATTACACCTTCGATAATAAATCTTATTTTTAATACATAAAATACAAATCATGGATATACGTAAATTCGAATCCTTTCGCTTAAAGCATAGCCTTAAGACTGCTGTCTTGAAGGCCCAAGCCATACGGGTGGATAAGCACCGCCCAACCGATGTATCTTTTGCTGATATTATCAAGCAAGAGACCAATTTTGACATTGGGCAATTGTATGAGGCTATTGGGGTAGACCCCGCATTTGACACAATTGAGAATATTTTCACCACTCCCGACCAGGACGTTAGGTGGCTTATTCCAGAAATCTTTCGTGATGCCCTAAGATTAGGATATCGCCAATCACCAATCTGGCCTGCACTAATTGCTCGTGAAGAGCAAACTGCTGGACTACAACAAGTTTTACCATCCGTTAATATGTCGGATGCCACTCCAAAGAGAGTTGGAGAGGGTGAAACAATCCCAGTGGGGTCTTTGAGTTATCAATCAAAGAAATTTGAAATCCACAAGTTTGGACGGGGTATTAAGATTACTGATGAAGTTCTTCGGTATGTAAACCTTAATGTACTATCCATTTATCTTCAAGACTTCGGTATGAAGATGGGCTTGGGAGTAGATACTCTTGCTATTAATACTCTCCTTAATGGAGAACAAGACGATGGTTCAGAAGCTGCTCCAGTAGTGGGTATTGCAACATCTGGTACCCTGAAGTTCAGGGATATCCTTAAAATCTGGATTAGAATGTCCAAAATCGGGCGTACTCCTAAACTATTCGTAGGTGGGGAAGATATGGCTCTGGATACTATGGACCTAACAGAATTCAGTATGACTTCTAACAATGCTGCTGCCGAGTATAAGTTGAATGTTAAGATGCCTTTACCTCAGGGTTCAGACTATTACATCCACGGAGCAATCCCAACTAACCAGCACCTCATCATAGATCCTACTGCAGCTTTGTTAAAGTTGAATGCAGTACCTATGCAAGTTGAATCTGAAAGGATCGTATCCAACCAGACTCAGGCATTTTATGCTAGTTTCACTTTGGGTTTTGCTAAGTTATTTACTGATGCCGCTATTATACAGGATCAGTCTAAAGCTATTGCCGATTACCCTCTCCCATCTGCTTTTGATTATGAGTCAAATCAGATTGTTAATATGACATAAGATCATCTGTCGCATATATTCCTCCTTATTAAGAAGGCCGGCCCTATCGGCTGGCCTTCTTTCTTTTAAGTAAACAAATAATTAGCAGATAGTTAGCTAGCATACTTAAGTACATTAGGGTTAACCCTATATATCGCCTTAAGTATTCTGGATAGTCTTTTATAATTAGCATTTTAAAGAATAAACCTTATAAAACGTAATCATGAGTAAAAAAGTAAAACTAAGTCCGAAGGCAGCCAGTTTTTCAGACCCTGTATCGGGATTGAGTCTAGTACCAAATGAAGAGAAAGATTTACCGATTGGAAATTTCTGGATGATTAAAGCTGCTATAAAAGGTGGACATTTAATAGTAATTGAATCCCCCGTTGAAGAGCCACCTGTTGAGCCACCTGTTGAGCCATCTGTGGGTGAAAAACTTACTGCTGAACTTTTAGCTATGACTCGCGCAGAAATCATGGAAGAGTATGATTTTATTGACGATGAACATTTAGCCATAGCCAATAAAAAATCTGATAAGCCCAAGCTAGTTGAATATCTCTTATCCATCGTAGGAGAGTACCAAGACTAAACCATGTCCATCCAATCTACCGTAGAAGCTTTAATATCTCCCATAACTTTAGAGGAGCCTGCTTTCCTTATTTTTACTGAAAAGTGGCAAAATCTGTTATATGAGGGATTGAACATTACCCCAACCTCAATAACCACTGAGGCTGATTGGCCCTATTTAGGGAACTTATTGATCTCATACTTAGTCGTTAGAGACCTAGTGTATAAGTCCTTAAATGTAACAGCTTTGAGTGCAAGTCAAGGTAGTGGAGCTACTGGCTTAGCAGGAGGTATTAAGAAAATAGAAACAGGTCCAGTTAATGCAGAAAGACATGATGGGGGAGTTTCTATGGCTAAACTATATGAATCCTTGTTTAATAAGGAGGGGTTATGGGAAGAATTACAATTACAGATATGTGGTATAGCTTCTAAGTTAAATATCCATGTAACGGGCTGTAAGGAGATTGTTAATATCCCTATTAAGGTTATAAGGGGTAGTGACTATTCTTATGAAGACCAATATCCAATTACTCCTGCTACTCTTGAAAAAACACCTTAATGATATCAGATGCCGAATGGACTCAATTTGCTGCAGACTTAGCCACCTTCAATAGCGAAGTTGGTCAACAAGCTGTTACTTGGAAACATGTTTCTATAAACTTACCAAGATATAATGAAGGAGAGGTTAAAACCTATGCAGATAGGACTCTCCTTTGTGTTGTATCATATAACGCCTTTAGGACTTGGCCTATGGGAGCTGAGACCGACTCTGGTGTTATAGATAAAGAATATTGCCACTTATTAATCAACCACGATTACCTAACTGCAAATGGGTGGCTAACCACTAACAAGACTCTAGCTCATAATCCTAATAGCGATTACTTTGTAGTAAATGGTTTAGAATACGAATCAATGGGAGATACTCCGATATCCCAGAATAAAACTATCCCTTTATACACTATCGTAATCCTTAAGAGGAAAACTACTCCTACAGGGACTTCTATACGACCATAACATGGGGTTAGCGAGTATACGTTCTGGAGTACACGATTTAGCTACTCCTATTAGTAGCCTAAGGATGGAACAAGTCGGTAGTTGGTCTAAGTTAGAGACCTTACTTAAATATTTGGGTGGAGGAACAACTAACAGGGGTATTAAGAGAGATATTGCTAAAGCCCAAAGGGATTTCTTAACAGGAATGAAAAGGAGCCTTATAGCAGGGTTATCTTCTGGGGGTTCTAAAGTTGGAGCAGCATTTGAAAAACATAGTACAGATTATAGGACTTCCGGCTCTGTGGGAGTTAGGTCTGGGCATTACCTTGCAGCTCTAACCAATGCTCGGATTAAACAAAAGGGATACATAGTTACTCTCCTATTAAGTAAGGGGGATGTTTCTTATAAGCCTAATCCCGCAGGTTTAACGGTAGGGCAATATGCTCTAATCTTTGAAATGGGTAGAAAAGGAGGACATCGTCAACCTGCAAGACCTCTATGGAAAGCTACCTATGCTCATCTGGGGGGTAATGCTGGAGTACTAAGGAATATGATAGGGGGAGTAGGTAAACGATTAAGTAAGATGGGGATAAGTATTAAACAAAAGGGCCATAAGTATATTAAGTAATGAGTGTTATACAAGAAGTTATAGAGAGATCTTTTTTTGAAGCCATTAGGTTATTATTGGTGGCAGATGGATATACTCCTGACATTGCAAATAGCGGTCTATACCCCAATACCCCAACTGGGTACCAAGCATACTTAGTGGCTTTAAAGGGTATAGCTACAGGAGCTAAGGGCTTTTCCATTGAAGTGTTCGGAGCCTCTAACCCCCTTGATCGAGAAACTAAAGATTTACCAAGGATAACTATTCAGACTTCTGCATTCTTACCTGGCTCTATTGGGTATGATACAGCTCCCCAAAAGGTACTGAACACTGAAACTAACAAGTATGAATTATTTATTTATGATAGTAGAACCTACGACTTGTTCTTAGATTGTACCGTATCCGCCAAGACCCAGGCTCAGCTTAGGGTTATGATGGACATAATACATAGGGCAATACCAAATATGGGATATCTTAAATACTACCATAATACCGAATATTTCTTTGTAGAAAACTCCTCCTTTCAGGATCAGACTAATGCATCGAATAAAGTTCTCGGTTATAATTACCGATACGAAGTACCAGATATCCAATGGGTAGACCCAATCAAACAATTAGATGATCAGGGAGCTACTATAGAAATTCCGCCTATAGTCGAGATAACACTCAATACTTATATTAACGATCGGCTAGGCATAACTAAAATCATAAATTAATAAAATCATATAATCATGGCAAAAGACACAGGTCAGGTAATTGTAAATATTATAAATCAGGCCCAATCCGTAGATGCTCCAACACTTGGGGTTGTATATGTTATGGGAGAAACTGAATTTGGCATAATCAATGACCCAAAAGATTTAATTACCAGTTGGACCCGATTCACCAAGTTATATGGTGCGGTCCAAGCAGGGAACGACTTTCCCCTTAATTGTAAATTGGCTTTACAAGCTGGGGCTACTCTACGAGTAAATAAACTTTTAGGGTCAGGAGCTAGTGTTGCTGCTAGCGGGACTTTTGTAGATACTGCTGTAGACCTATTCTCTTTTACGTCAAAAGGGTCAGGAACTTATTACAACACAGTATCTACAACAAACGGACTTGGTGTAGAAGTTAAAGCTGCAACTAGTGGAGTTAGTGGGTATTTTAATCTCTTAATATCTGACTACGCTGCAGGGACTTCAGAATTATACGAAAACCTTATCGTAGATGAGGCTGGACAAGCTGCTGGAACTTATACCTATTTAAAATCGGTAGTAGATAACTCCCTATTAGTGGACGTAGTCTATGTAGACATTTCTGCCTTAACCGGAGCTAAGAGACCAGTTAATGAAGTAGAGACCTTTACTGGAGGACTACAGGGAGCTGCAACCTCTATCACGGAATATACAGGTAGCGAACCAGACAAGACTGGGTTCAGAGCCTTTGATGATTATGACGATGCAATGATAATTGCTTGCCCACACCTCAATGAGACTTCTCTAGCCGGGATATATAGTGCGGGTAAATCTTATGCTGCCTTACGGGGGGATATGGTATATCTACAGCATACCGACAACGCTCACACAACCGATACCACAATGCTAGCCGGTATATCCGGATTCGCAGCTTCTAAGTTTGCAGGTATAATAGGCGGAGGTATCAAGGTTACAGATCCCCTATTAGGCGGAGTTAAAAGTATGCAAGCTCTGGGAGAATTGCTTGGGGTAATTGCTGCTTCACATGATACTTATGGCCCTTGGCTTGAACCTTCCAATTATATTCGGGGAAATTTCCCTACAGCCCTTGGGGTAGTTAATAACTTTGGATCTCCTGCTATGTTATCTGACCTCGACACTTTAGCTCAAGGGGGTATTAATATGGTAATCAATCGTAACAACCGTATCATGTTATGGGATCTTTATTCTCTAGCAGAAGCTACTTCTCCAGAAAAATTCTTATCGATAGTATTCTTGGAGATATATATGATGAAGTCTTTACAGCCTACGTTGGAAAGCTATCTATCAGACCCAAACACCTTCTCTACTTGGAAGAAGATATACTTTGCAGTTAAACCATTCTTGGATAGCTTAGTTGATGCTGATGCTATATTCGAATATAAATGGGATGGAGATCAATACGTTACTGACATGGATAACCTAGTTATCAATGATGCCGATGATGTAGATGCTGGTAAGTATGAAATACAGTTACAAATAAAGACTGTCTCTCCTATGAAGGTAATTACCTTAAACATCATTTTAACTAAAAGCTCAGTAGAGTTTGTATAAATCACTTTGTAATCATTAAAAACATATAATACAATGGCCATAACTAATCCTAGGAAAAAATTTAAGTATAGGGTAACTATATTGCCTGCTCCTGCTTTAGAACCTTTTGCAGTCCAGGAGATAACTAGTCCAGATCTTGAGATCGAAGAGATCGAACATGGAGCTGGTAACACTTATATAAAAACTGCTGGTATGATCAAGGTTGGGAAAGGAACTATCAGTCGTATCCTATCTGCAGATAAAGTGTCTGGGGAGATATGGGAATGGGCAAGATTAGCCCAAGATGCCTTAACTCAATCTGGCGGAGATCCTTCTGTATATAAGCGGGTTGTACAGGTTGACGAACTTGCTAATGATGGACAGACTGCCTTAGATACTTGGTATTGGATAGGGGCTTGGCCTTCAATGATTAACGGTAGGGAATATAGTGCAACCGATTCAGCTAATACTGTTGAGTCCTTTGAACTAACCGTTGATGCAGTGTCTCAGAATATCCCGATTTAATAATAAAACCACAGGAACATGAAACAAAAAGAAATCAACGATACCCAAGGTAGGGTATACGTAATCCGTGAACAGACGGGTCAGGATGATGACATATTATCCAACATCTCTTCGGATGAAGCTACTTCTCTAAATACATATTTAGCAGGGATCATACAAAAAGGGCCAGATGGTAATCGTTTAACCCTAGCAGATGTAGAGAAATTACGATTAAGAGATAAATACGTAATCCTTTTCAAATCCCGTATTTTTTCTCTTAGCGAAAATCTAATATTTTCTTATGCTTGGCCGGGTAATTCAGAATCTACCGAATACTCCGTAGACTTAAGGGATTATGTTTGGGACTACACTAAGCCTTTACCCGAGAAAGGGGAACCTGGGTATTCTGAAGATAGGATTAAACCTTACGAGTTTACGGGAGTTATCGAAAAGGAATTATCTTCTGAGACTAAGGTAGCTTTTGATATATTAGATGGTATTGGAGAGATCTTCTTACTAAAACTTAAGGAGAACGAACGGACTATTAATAAGCAATTAGTAGCCCGAGCTTTAAGGGTATGGGATACTAATAAGTGGATAACTGTTAAAAACTTTGGAGTATTTAGTTCTAAGGATATGATGGAAATCCGAAATTGGGTTGATGAAATAGATCCCCCAGTAGATGGCAATACTGATCTACAGAACCCAAGTACTGGTGAGGTTATTAGAATGCCGGTTATTGGAGTAAAGGATTTTTATTACCCCGCGAAGATTTAGAATGGCAGTATTGGTTCCTTTGCCAGTTTAACTTACACTTAACTTGGGAGGAATTCTTAAATTTACCGCTATCTTCTCGGGCCAAGTTCATGGGCTGGGCTAACGACCAAAATGATAAGAATAAGACCTTAATAAGTCAAACATCATAATTTCTACTGGGACCTTTAATCGGGTCCCAGAGTTGTATTGGGATAAATCTAACTTGTACTTTTAAATGATATGTTACTAGGTAGCTCCGCTTCAGGCGGCCAGATTTCTTTAGGCGTAAGATTTTATCTTAACGACCAGTTCTCTACTCCAGTACGGAATATGCGGACTGCTTTACAAGGATACCGAGGAGAGTTCCAAGCTTTCCAGGAGAACCTTAGAGCAGCCCGTAATGTCGCATTAGGGGTAGCAGCAGCAGGAGCTATGGCTACTAAGGGTTTATACTCAGCAGCTATGGAGGGAGCTGAATTCCTCTATATCATGAAAGGGGTAGAGGCGATTACTGAAGGTACAAACCAGCAAATGGCCGACCTTAATACCTTAGCTATTAAGCTGGGTAGAGAAACTATGTTTATGCCTGAGGACATTGCTTCAGGTATGAGATTCATGGCGATGGCTGGCCAGGATGCCTTAGTTATTAAGAAGACTATGGCAGCTTTCACGGATCTTGCTGGAGCAACCATGACAACCCTAGGTGGGAAGATGGGAGCTGCTGATATTGGAACTAATGCTTTAAAAGCATTTGGTTGGGAAGCAGAACGATCTACAGAGATGGCCGATATCCTAGTGGCTGCAACAACCAATGCGAACGTATCCTTAGTTGACCTTGGTAATTCTATCAGATATGTAGCCGCAACTTCAAGGAACTTACAGGTCCCAGTACAAGAAACTATTGGGTTATTAATGTCCCTAGGTAATGCTGGTATCCAAAGCTCTATGGCAGGTACTGCATTAGAGAATATGTACAGGTACCTAGCCCGATCTGTAACTTCTAATGCCTCTAAGAAAGCCCGAGAAGCTTGGGAAAGTATGGGACTAGGCCGAGCCGATATTACTACTGATACGGGTAGGTTTAAACCCATGGTTGAGATCCTTGGTATGATGAATGAAGCTATGGCTGGGATGGACCCCATAGAAATACAGGCTATATTTAGAAATATCTTTGGAGTAAGGGGAGTAAGGGGAGCTGCTACTATTGCAAGGAACCTTAAGCAAGCTGGGCAGTTTGTGGGTATGCTCTCAGACGAGAATCAGATTGGGGGTACTGCAGCAGCTAAAATGAAGATTATGATGGACAACTTACAGGGAGCCTCCTTTCAGTTGATCTCCACATGGAAAGGTCTTAAGGTTGCTTTCGCAGAATCAGCTGGGAAATGGTTAATACCTCTAATGCATGGTTTAAAAACTATATTAGGGTATATTACAGACCTTATAAAAACTCCCATAGGGGGGTTCTTAGCCCGAGCCACCTTTGGGTTCATTACTCTAACAACTATAGTATTTGGATTGAAAGCTGCCATCTTATCAGTAGCTTATGCTATGAAGACTATGACTGTATCCGTTGGGGGAATGGCTGCTGCTTCTAAGGTTGCTATGGGCTTTATGGGAATGGGGGGATATAATCTCGCTGCTATGTCTGGTGCAGGAGCTAGAGTTGGGGCTACTTCTGGGGCTGTCCAGGGACCCATACCTTTGACCCGGAACTTGAAGTCTGGAGTTAGTGTTGTATCTGCAGGTAGGTACGGGAATCGTTACAGACAAGGTAGCCGATTCATCCCCAAAACTGCAGCCTTTAAAGCTGCGGCACCTTTAACTAAAGTAATGAAGACTCTCACTCCTGCTGTCAGAAGTTTAGGGGGAGTTTTACGGGGTGTATTGAGTTTTCTAGGTCCGATTGGTATTGGGATAGCAGCATTATCCATCTTTGGCCCCATGATATACTCAGCTCTAACCCGTAACTCTGATGCCGTAGAGGCAAACTCCCGAGCTCTAATGCAGAGCCATGATGCTCCCATGGATCCTGAATTATATGCCATGATTTCCAGTAAAAACATTGGGGAATTAATGGAAACCATTTTGGAGAAGATGACTGCCGCGATTGAACGAGACAGTACTATGCAAGAAATAATCTTAGCTAAGTTAGAGAATGACTCTAATTTTGCAGGGATTGCTGAATTTTTAATATCTGCCCAAGGTTCAGGTATGGGTATTACTCCAGGGTCAAACTTAATTACACCTTCTGAATAATGTCAATATATTTATATACAGGACGACCAGTCCATCGACCTTACATATACAGGAATCCTGTAATAAGCCAAGTTCTGGCTTTAGCAAATCCTCTTAGATTGTTTGCTTTAGTGGGTAGATTTTCTCCTGCTTCTAGTGTAGTAGAGAGGGATATTTTATCTGGGGGGAATAATGCCATAGCTTCAGGACCTACCCCTCCTACGAGTAGGGCTTCCTTACCCAAGGGGGAGGTTGTTAACATAACAATTATTGACCCCGATAAATTAGAGACAGAACCAAGCCTAGCAGATAAAGTTTCTTTAGATTTTATTCCCACTTCTTTAACCGTTAGCCCTTCTTCTATGTTAGCCCCAATCCGTATTTTGGGAGCTAACAATAGTACTTTCCACTTTGGGGGATCTGATGATACTGTAACTTTTAAAATAGATTGGTATGGGTATATTAAGGAACCCGTCATAAAAAAATGTAGGTTTATAGAGTCTCTTTGTAAAGCAGATGGGTGGACTAGTGGGCCCCCAGAAGTACGTATAGACTGGGGTAATGGTCGTATGTTTGAACATCATAATTTTATAGTAACTAAAGCCCCCTATACTATGAAGACCTTTGTGCCCTATAAATCAACTAATCGGGCTATTGAGCTAGTTAATAATAACCTATGGCCTATACACGCAACCCAAACTATCACTATGAAGCGAGTGTCAAGTAAACAACTAACCCATAAAGAAATAAGGAGGTACTAATGGCTATTTACGAAGACGGTTATACTATAATTTTTGATGATGATACTTCAGCTTTAGTGTCCGGATTTTTTCCTTCTAGTGTTGGGGCTATAGTTAATGAGATCATATATACAATCCGAGATGATGATACACTATTTAGTATTTCTTCTGCCTTTTATAAGGGTACCTCTTATTGGTACCTTATTGCTGAGTGGAATAACATAATAGATATATTAGACCTAGTAGTAGGTACAGAAATTAAAATCCCACAATTTGGTTAAAGTTCCTATAGTACGTTTGTATTACCCCAGCGGTGGAGAGGTCCTATTGGGAGGAGTTAATATTTGTCATAAAGCTCTTGTGTCTTTTTCTTATAAGTATGTAGAGGGAGGAGCAGATAAGGGTAACCTAGTATTACGATTTAATAAACAATTCCCCTTTAGTTTGCAGTTATTCAGGCCAGGTAATTTTTATGGGATAAGATGGGGGTATATTGGTAACTTATCGAAAGTTAGAACTATTGCTATAGATACTGTAGCTCCCTCTGTAGATAGGTCCGGTTATACTTTAAAACTAGTTATTGTTCCTGCTATAGCTTATAAAGATAAAGGGGATGGAGATTGGAATTCTGTATCTGAAGCCCTAGAGTTTTTAGATGGGATGAGTATAGTTTATGAGTACTATGATACAGAGAAAACTCACGTTAAAGTGATAACTACCAATAAAAATGGTAAACCCCATGCGGCCTCCTTTGTTCAACAAAAATTATATGAACAGAAGTATAAGCCTACTCCCTTACCCGAGGATACTCGGCTAGGGCTAGCAGCTATGCCTTCAAACGTGGGAGGGCCCCCATATGATCCTTATGCGGGGTTTCCCGTACCCCGTAATCCTAAAGAAGCTTTCGAAGCATTATGGGGAAGAACCCGAGAGTACATAGGTCAAAGGATAACTACTTTAATAACTACTTTTTTAGAGGTATATTTAAAAGGTCAGCTATTAAGTTCTAGGGATAAAGCTCTTAGTATAGCCCCTCCTGATTTGGACTCTACTGCTTGGTTTACTTTTACAGTTGGGGGAGATAACCAAAGCTCTCAAATAATATCCTGTGGTATATCCAAATCTAAGACTTCCGGTAAAGCCCCAGCCCACATTGTGGCTACCATGAATCCAACTACTAAGGAGGTAGGTATAATATCTAGTATTACTTCTGAGAATCCTTGGGACATACAATCTGCCTATAGCATAAATACTCTCCCAGATAGTACCGAGTATGTAGTGCCCGCTATTGCTTTCGCTGGACAAGGGGATACTGATAAAGTATTCGAGTATGTACTTAGGAATAATGAGTTATATTTGCGGGATGAGAGTGGCCGAGAAAGTGTAGCAGACTCTGATGTTGTAGATAAATTTAATGTACAGGAAGATTATGCTAGAAAACAAAACTACATCCAAGGTAGTACTCCCCTAGAGGATGCCCGCTTACAAGAGGGAGAATATTCTATGAAACGTAGCCCCGCTGCTACAGAAGAGGCCTCCGCTAATATCCACCAATTATACTTAAAGAAAACTCAGGGGATTAATAAAGATAATATCGTGGGTATAACCTCCCAAGTTACAATGCCCTATACCCTAGATGAGGCTTTATCTAGAGTTAAGGGGATAGAGTTGGCTGATTTTTTTAATACCCTACAAGGTACTGTTTTAATTGAGGGATTACCCCTATTGGAGATTGGATTTAATTTCAATATCCAGGGTTTAGGGGATCTAGCTGATGGTAAGTTCCATTCTACTAGCTGTACTCATACTATACAAGGGGGTAAATATACTACGGCTATTTTGGGGGGTAAAATTCCCAAGGTATATAAACGTAAGGAGAGTGCTATTATACAAACTATAACTGATGCCTATACTAAGCGGGTTGAGGAGTCTCGACAACAGGCTGCCGATGAACTAAACAGTAGGTTTGATAATAAATTTTTACTAGAAGTATCTAGCGAAAACATAGATAAAGAGATTAAAGTACTTTGGCCAGGTAGATGGGAACGTAGGATAAAGGCCCAAGAGGATAATATCCCAGAACATACTTCAGTAGTACCAAGCCCCCTAACTCAAGAGATACTTAAATAATGGATTCTGACTATATACATAGGAATGGTATTGAAAAGTTTGGTAGGTTTTATGGGACCTACTCCGGAATGGTACAAGATGTTGAAGACCCCTTAGGCCTTAATCGTTTACTTTTGTATATACCCGAGGTCATGGGCCCTACGGGGGATTTGACTTGGGCTTTAGCTAAGGGCTCTTTTTCTGGGGCAAACTACGGGGCTCAAGCTATACCCTCTATTGGAGATATGGTTTGGGTAACTTATAGGCATGGCCATCCCCGACACGCCTTATGGGAACATGGAGCTTTTGGGGTAGACGAAAAACCGGAGGACTTTAAAGAACTAGATACCTTCGGCTTTATAACTCCAAGGGGAACTAAGGTTCTTTTAAAAGATTCAGATAATACAATATTGGTTAGTACTCCAGAGGGAAACTCCATATCCATTATAGAAGATGGAGCTAAGATAGTTTTTAAGAATAAAGAGAATATCTCTATATCCATTGAGGGTAAGAAAGTAAAAGTAAATAATCAGTATCTTACTATAGGGGATGAGTTAAAAGATATACTAGAGGAACTCCAAGAACACTTATCTGCATACAGTACAGCTATACTTGGAGCTACAGGGGTACCGGTAATAGGGACTTCTAGTCCCACCCCCGACATTGGGTTAGTTGAATGGCGAGATAAGCTCAAAGAATTCTTAACTAACTATACTTAAGCATATATTTTGTACATGTATATTAGGGTATAGTACTTAAGTATCCTACGGTTGGCCCCATATATCGCTACTAGCATTCTGGATACTATATTTGCATATATAAATTAACTATATAGGCTAAGCCCTCCAATTAACGAGTAAGAATCTTATAATTAAAATGGCAACTGAAACAAATCAACATGGTTTATACTTTCCTATCGTATTAAGCGCTGGAGCTCCCGTGAAACCTAGCTTAGAAGACTCAATAGACTCTTCCCTCAGAATCATTCTTTCTTGGCCTTACCTTAATCGTTACTTTTTAAATAAGTTTGGTTCTGTATTACATAGGTTAGTTAGTGAACCCAATACCCAGTATCTACTTATCCAAGTAAAACAATATGTAATATATTCCATAGAACTTTGGGAAACTAGGATTGAGATACAACAAGTCGAGACTTTACTAAATGATACAGGGGATAGTTTAGAAATTAACATAGCAGCTATGATTAAAGATACACAAGAAATTTATAACTATACGACACAAATATGAACGCCTGGGTAAAATACATAGACCGTAGTTTTTCCGATATTAAAACATCTATCTTAGCAGGACTAAGTTCTGCAGTATCTGAATTAACTGATCGTAGCTCTTCCAATTTAATGATGGTTATCGTGGATATCTTTTCAGGAGTAGCCGAGCTAACCAACTACTATATAGATATCACTGCTCGAGAGTTGTTTTTACCTACTGCTCGGCGATTATCCTCAATCATTAAGTTAGCTAACCTAGCTAATTATAATGGTAAAGCCAGAACCGCTGCTCATACTACTGTAACTTTTACAGCTAAGGATGCTTTGAATGAAACCATAGCTAACCCCCTAGCTTTCACTATAGATACTGGGACAATATTAACTGATGCTAATGGGAATAAATGGACTACTCAGCATGATCAAGTATTCAGGTTAGACTTTGAAACAACCCAAATAAGTGTATCCCAATATGAATCCATTACAGGAGAGAACCTTGGTCTATCAGATGGTTCTATTAATCAAGTTTTTTTATTACCCACCACCTATAAAGATAGTTCTCTAGTTATTACTATAGGAGTAGATATCTGGGAGCTAGTTGAATCCTTTGGATTTTCTTCTGCAACTGATAAACACTGTGTAGTTAAGATGTTATCTGATGGCCTTGTTTATGTAACCTTCGGGGATGGAGTAAATGGTTTAATACCCACTAATGGTAGTACAATTCTTGCCGACTACCATAGTACCGAGGGGGTCGACGGTAATACCACTATCAATACTATCAGTATTATAACCAGTACCCTAGTCTTACCTGGAGGTATTGATCACTTAGATGTAACTAATGATGATGATGCTTTTGGGGGTAGGAATATAGAGGGTATAGAAGAACTAAGAAGAGCGATCCCAATAGCACTAAGGACTCTGGGCCGAGCAGTAACCCGAAAAGACTATGAAGATATAGCAATCCTATCTGCGGACATAAGAGCAGCAAGGGTAGAATGGGATTGTGGTACTAGTTTACAAATATACTTAGTATCTCACGGTGGGGGTAATCCCCCTCTATCTATATTATCTGAAACAGAAGACTTTATTTTAGCTAGGTCCATGATGACTATAGGAGTCACAGCCCAACCTTCTGGGGAAAGTGTAGTCCGAGGTAAATTATCTATAGTGGGTAGGTTCAGAGCATTAGCTTCTGTGATAAGTACTAAGGCCAACGAAGCATTACAAGAATTATATAACCCATATACTTCCTTAATAAACCAGGACATTCGACTATCCGATATAATTGCTATAGTAGATAATATACCAGAAGTAGATTATTTAAACTTGGACTATTTATACATCCAACCCTATCTAAGACCTTCTAATCCTGCTGCACCTCTATCTTATACTATAGAGGTATTATCCATGTCTGTTGTTAAAACAACTTGGCAAATAGTATACGATCCGGCCCAAGACGCAGCCTTACCATTTTTCATTTATAAGGAGGGAACTTACTTGGCCAAGATGGCTTCAGGTACTACATTGAATGGGGTAGGAGCTCTAATAAATATAACCATTAATTCAACTCCAGGATCAGTAGCCCAAGATGATCTATGGAACTTCACTGTATATCCTTATAATAAGGATGTGAATCTTGACGACCTATCTATTCCAGTAGTAGGTCCTGGGGATTTTATTATTAATGTTGATCAAACTTACGTTTCACTATAATGGGTAAACTAGAT